AAGAAATAATCCTTTAAAAAAGAAACTTTATCATTTAATCATCCAGTTCAAGACCACCATAGATTGGAATATCGTTAAGATCTTGTGTTGCTGATTTAATACTTCCGTCATCGTCATAGTCATAGTCATTGTCATCATCATCATCATCGTCATCATCGTCATCGTCATCGTCATCGTCATCGTCATTCACCAAATCTGACTTTTTTTCTTCAACAATATGTATTGCGGAATTATTATCCGAATTATTATCCGAATTATTATCCGAATCAGTTGTAGAACTTATAGTTGCCGGTTTTTTAGCTGCAGCTTTGGTCCCCCCATTTGCGGGTTTTTTAGCTGTAGCTTTGGTCTCCCCATTTGCGGTTTTTCTAGGCTTGCGTTCGACTTTCTTTATAGGAATAATATTATCTTTAATTTCACTAATTGCCAACTCAATTAAAGAAATCTTAGATGGGATAATTATATACGATATTATACGTAATAACATATATATATGATCACGATGCATTGTTAATGCTGTTTCATTTTTTTTCTCCCACATAACCATACCCGAATAAAATCCCATATATTTTATAAAGATCTCGAATATCTCTACGGCGATATTAATATATGTGAAATTGTTGGAATTAAATGGTGCTTTGAAACAATTACGTAAATCTTCAGTGAGGAAATGATCAGGCATATTTTCAAATGGTGATTCTTCCCCAAATATTTCATCAAGGGTATTTGACGAAATAATATTATAAATCAATTCCGATAATTCACTTCTATCATCCCCACCACAAAGGAATTCATATTTAGAATCTTGATTAGTATATGTGCTGTGTTTGATCAATTCGATTAGGTGGTCAAATATATAATGAAATATATCATAAGCATCTTTCCCAATTGTGAAAACTTGAGCAATTTTCTTTTCATCATTCTTTTCTTGGCATATTGCCCCTTCATAACTATCCCAATATCTTTCTGATTTCGATTTTAGAGTTTTGATTTTTGGCAATTCTGGATTATATCGTATTGGAGAATTCTCAGTATTCTGAGACTCTTCCGAAATGGTAGCGAGCGAAGCCAATATTGACATTCTAATTCCCTGTTTCACACATTTGTTTAGCATGTTAATCTGTTTTTTGTTTAGCTGACTCATTATACCTTAATCCTGTACTATAATATTTATGTAAATTCATTTTTTTTTAGTCTGGGTGATTTTAGCGATGGTATTTTCATTCTATAAATTTTTGAATTACATATATAGTAAATAATATACATACTAGAAAGCAAATCGCATACCAAATGTCTATGGCTACCGAATCAAAGTACACCCAATTTGAAAATAATGAGGCAGGAACACTAACACCTGTTAAAAAATATGACATTACTGGGGTGGAAAATGACGATATTAATGAGGATGATATGTATGTTCTTATTGATTCCGTAGTAGCTGAAAATGGATTGGTAGGGCATAATCTTTCATCTTTTAACCAGCTGATGTCTGAAGGCGTGACTCATATTCTTACTCAATTATTTAAGTTAGATATGACTATGAAAGATCATCGGGATCAAACTCCAATCGATAGAGATAGGAAATCGATTCGCATACAATTTCATTTCACTGATGCCAATGTTGGATTACCATCATATACATCACATCCTATGGGTAATATTGTTGATCTTATTCCAAATAAAGCTCGAATTAGCGGACTTACATATTCGGCCCCGTTGACTTTAGCTGCAGAAGTTAAATTAACAGCCACTTATGAAGATGGTCGCACTAAAGAACTTAATGCAGAAATTCCTCTATTCCAAGTATCAAATATTCCAGTAATGGTACGAAGCAATCGCTGCCATACACACCATTGTACTCGAGAAGCATTAAAGGCCTTAGAAGAAGATCCTAATGAACCCGGTGGATATTTCATTGCTAAGGGTGGTGAATATGTTGTTGAATTATTAGAGAATATTCGATTTAATAAAATCCACATACACAAAGCAATGAAGCAGAACGAAATTGTGCGAGGAGAATTCATTTCTCAAGCTGGGGGCGCATACGAACATTCCGCGCACTTCATCATTCGATATATGCTAAGTGGAGCAATTACTATAGAAATCAATTCAATCAAATTTTCAAAAACCAAAATACCATTTTATCTAATCTTTCGCATATTCGGAATGACATCTGATCGTGACATCTTGGAGCAAATTGTATATGATTTATCGTCAAAATCTCCGGTTGTTGGACATATGCTTGAAATATTGGAAAAGGCTGTTCATATGAAAAGTGATAAGTTTGAAGATTTAAGAGATGTTCTAGATCGGGAACAAATTATCCAATCTATGGCTGTCGTACTATCTTCATTCGTGACAAATACCACTGCGTATCAACAATCCGAAGAAGCAATAAAATATTTAAATGATAATCTAATATCTATGCTGGACCGGGTTCTACTTCCCCATATGGGTATTACGGCAGATTCGAGACGTAATAAACTTCGATTTCTGGGAATGATGATCCAAAATGTACTATTAGTAGAAATGGGAATTATGCAGCCAACCGACCGGGACTCGTATTATAATAAGCGCACACATGGGGCAGGTGTTTCTATAGCAAAAACCATAAAGACACAATTTAACCAAAGTGTTGTTAGTGCTGTAATCAAATCTTTGAAGCGTGAAGTTAAAAATACACCATTCGAAGAACTTTCACCTTCAGATTTAGTAAATGCTTTCAAGTCACCACTTTCATCATCAGATTTAGATAAAATGATGGAACAGTCGATTACTAGCGGAAATAAAGAAATCGTAACTAATCGACAGATGCATATGAATCGAGTATCTACACAAATATTAGAAAGGAAAAATATGCTTAATACTCTAGTTTCTTTAAGAACGGTAACCACTCATAATGCGAGCAACTCATCAAAACAGACGCAGCGTGCAGATATGATGCGAAGAGTACATCCTTCATACACCGGATTTATATGCGTTGCTAAATCTGCAGACACTGGAGAAAATGTCGGTATGTCAAAAGAATTGGCTATTACTTGTAATGTCTGCGATGCCGGAGAAGCTTTAACGTTAAAAGCCTATCTTCTAAGTGACCCTGCAATTATACCACTAGATGATGTACTACCGGCAGATATTATGCGACAAGAACTGGCAACCATTTTCATTAATGGGGAATGGATTGGTTGTTGTCATGACGCACCTAGTGTAGTGGCTCGGTATCGAGCTTTAAGGCGCGAAAGTCGAATTGTCGACCCTAGGGCTACAATAACATGGGATCCGATTGTTGATAGTATTGAATTCTTACTTGATGTAGGAAGGCTATCGCGCCCACTACTCATCGTTCATTCGAATATTGTGGAGTATAAGGCAGCTGCAAGGGCGGCATACAAAGCTAAAGATCCCTCTATGAAGATAGAATTCAAACAGAATATATTATTAACCAAGCAACACATTAATGATATTCTTGCTGGTAGGGGAACTATTGAATCTCTTAGAAGTGAAGGGATCTTAGAATTCGTATCCCCAGAAGAGTCTGTTAATTGTTTGATATCAAGATCCATTACAAATCTACGCGAACATCGAACAGATCCAACTATTACATATACACATTGTGAATTACACGAAATTGCAATATTTGGGCTATCAACATTGATTTCACCATATGGTAATCATACCCAACCCGCACGTGTTACGTACGAAACCAATCAAGGTAGACAAACTTGCGGTTGGTATGCATTCAACTGGCCATTTCGCTCAGATAAAAATAGATTCTTCCAATTTCATAACGAAATGCCATTGGTAAAAACTATGGCCCATCGATATATTCATCCTAATGGTGTAAATACTTCAGTTGCTTATATGATATACGGTGGTGATAATATGGAAGATTCTGCTATTGTCAATAGAGCATCTGTAGATCGGGGAATGTTCAATGGATTATTCTTCAGGACAGAAAAAGTCACTTTAGAAAAAGGTGAGCAGTTCATGACCCCAGATCCTACTATTACCAGAAATATGAAACCCAATGCAAGCTATGAAAAACTAGTAGATGGATTCGTGACTGAAGGTACCGAGGTCAAAAAGGGGGATGTACTTATTGGACTTGTTGTAAAAATGCAGAAGCGAGAAGAGGGTGATAGTAATTCTTCATTCCAATATCTTGATCGTAGTATGGTATACCGTCAGGATGAAACAGCTATCGTGGACAAAGTATGGAAACCCAGAGGAGCTAATGATGAACTATTTGGACTTGTCAAACTACGTTATACTCGTAAACTAATAATTGGGGATAAAATGAGTTCAAGAAGTGGCAACAAAAGTATTTGCGCAAGAATATTGGCACAGAGTGATATGCCAACTAAAGAAGATGGTACAACAGTCGATATGATTATTAACCCTCATTCATTCCCTACAAGGATGACTATTGGACAGTTACTTGAGACACGAGAGTGTAAAATAAATGCACGTCTAGGTAGAATATCAGACGGGACTCCATTCCATAAAATTGATCATGATCAGGCGGTAAAGGAACTAACTGATAATGGATTTCGATACAATGGGTGTGAACGAATGTTCAATGGTATGACTGGTGAATACTTTGATGCTGCAATATTTACATCATTCACGTATCACCAAAGACTTCAGAAGTTCGTTTCTGATGATAAATACGCGGTGGCTGGTAGTGGACCTACAGATGCAGTGACTGGGCAACCACTTGGTAGTAAAAATGCAAGAGGTGGACTTCGAATTGGTGAGATGGAAGGATGGACTCTTGGAAGTCAAGGTGCTATGATGACATTACATGAAAAATTCTCAGTAGATAGTGATGGAAGAAAAATGTATGTCTGTCGCAGATGTGGGGAAATGGCAATATATAATAAAAGAGAAAGCATATATATATGTAAAGGGTGTGGACCACTGGCGGATATTACTACGGTCGACTCATGTCAGAGTGCAATTGTTATGGCAGAAGAATTACGTTCATCTAATGTCCGGATGCAGTTTCAGGTATCACCATTTGCATTTGAGGATAATGCCAATATTGATGAAGAAATTGTTCAATATCTGAATGAAGCAAAAAAAGATGATTACTCGGACCTTACGGGTGGGAAAAAGTAATGCAATAGTAATGCAATAGTAATGCAATAGTAATGCAATAGTAATGCACTTACATAAACCATAATTAATATTTTATATTCTGATTATTAAAAGATCATATTTTTTTAGTCGCGCATATAGGGTAATACGGATATGGTTTACGGTAATTTGGATCTTTATCTTGTAAATCATGCATTTGACGACGTGACATTATATTTTCATCTAAGTATTGTCCGATATATGAATTAATATCTGATTGGAAGATTAATTCTAAGTTTCCATTATGTATTATTTCCATAATTATATCGTGTATATTTGAATAACTATTAAACAAATTATTAAACAGATTACTGCATAGAACCTTATCTATTGCATTTGCATTTAATAATGTACGAATTGTCCACATTTCGACGAGTATAAATTTCAATAAAACATAAGGAGTTCCTACTTTAATGTTGGGAGATATCGTCACATTAGATATGGGTATAAGAGATTCTTTATTTGTTACATAAGGTATTGCTGTATATTGGGCAGTATTATATATATCCATAAATGCTTGTTTTTTCATAGTTTTTACATTAAAGAAACATAGTGTGAGTTTTTTAATACATCTATCAATTGGTATAGACATATCATTTACGTTTTTATGAATTTGTAATGTATATTTTTTTGCAATTCTACGAATTTTTTTCTCACAATTTTCAAATGAATCATCAGAAGTTATTTTAATTCGAAGGAGTTGGTTATTTTTTTCTTTACAAGGAAGAATTACAACGTTATTAGGTTGTGAAACAAAATTATCCATAACATCATTCATAAATTTATAATATATTTGCTTAGTATTATCTTTTTCACCACCCCCCTTAAAGGATTTTTTATTATGCGACTTGGTAATTTCCACTTTATGACTTTGGAGAATATTATATAATTTTTGTTCAACTTCTACCAATTTACTCCAAGAATTGGAATAGTTAGTATCAATTAATTGATTATAAATATTTATTAATATCAAATCCGGTCCTAAACATTTTTGAATATGTTTTGTAAAAAGCCCTTGACCAGTTTGAGATACTATAATATTACCCAATCGGGAATTTCGATGTGGTGATATAGATTTCATTATAACAATTGTACGAGAGTTAATTGATATCATAAGTTTTTGGTAGGGAATTAATGTCCGAACCTTAGTAAGTTTTGCCTTTTCTGGATATTTCTTATAAAATTCCATTGCCAATCTACGCGAGTGGTTTAGTATATCATTGGAATATAATGTTAGTTCAAACGATTCTACAGTAGGTTCGTTACCTAAGAGAATATCCAATCCGGCATTCCCACCAAAAATAAGTTTTTCTTTTTTTGCAAAGTTTTCAGCAATTTCTAAATATGGCAAAAACTTATTTCGTTCTTCCATTACATGTACCATTGCAGATGACTCAGCCATTTTAACATAATCGAGTTGTTTGAACATTATTTCTGATATATATACATATTTTAATATTAAAAAAAAGTGTATAACAATACTTTCACTCACCAACTAAATATTTATTCTTTTTTGGGTTTCGGAATTTTAGTATCAAGTAGTTTGATATCACTCATGACTTTTTCCAATCCTGTTTTCCCATCATTTGCCGATGCTGCCCCACATTGATTAGAAGATATTCGCCTTTTCATCAATTCCACAACTGCGGATAAATTATTATTTGACTCCATATAATTATCAAAATCTTCCATCAACTTGGGATATAACTTTCGATTATATTTCTCACTCTTTAAAGCAAATTTTGGACGCATACTAAGTAAGTACTCGTCGCGGATTATACGTATCCCTCCACTGTCTACTAATGGTTCCCAGACAATCATACCATTAACTACTCCAATATTTGCAAATCCATTCATTCCCAGACTTTTACGCCAACTTTCTGGATGAAATTCACCAATAGAGACACAAATTTTTCCGCCAGTCTGAAATAAGCCATTTGGTGTAAGGCATTCCAAAGAAGGTGGAGTGTCGGGAAAATTATCTTTGACACTGAGTTTGAATATATATTCCCCGTTCTTATAAGGGTCATCTAAATTACAAACCAATATGTACCATATTTTGATATCAGTCTCATCCATAATGAATAGTATATTTGGTTGGTCGGCTTTAACGGACTTTTTATATTGTGAAGACATGATTTTAGCAATTCGTGACATTTAAAATTGTTTATATTGTTGTATATTATTATATTCATTTTTTTTTAAGTAGTAATTGAGAGGGTACCGTTCTTATTTAAAAAAATATATATATTACCTATTTTGATTAATTTTTTTCATATTCATTAAGCGCATTAAGAATATGACCAGTAAAGATATTCTTCTTGGAATTTAAAAGAATAAGTTCATTTCTGATACTTTCTAATTGATAAACCGACTCCTGATTCAAATCGGCACATCTTTTAGCAATTTCTAAAGTCTCACTAACTGTATAATCGTCTGGATTGGACATGCGCTTAACACTTGCAAATGCATCCTCTGTGCTAATTTTCATTTTCATAAATAATTCGTCGATCTTATCCCTAGTTTGCGTAAGGGCTCTTTGATGGTACATAATAGCCTTTTTAGCTTCTGAATGTGATATTACTGTTTTATCCACTTCAGTGTTTTTATTTTTTCTTCTATTTAACATATGTGACACTAGTCTTGCATCTTCCAACTCGGCTAATAAAACCTTCTCATTATTCAAATCTAGAGGTTCCATTTTAGTGTTTTTATTAGAAATTGAATCGGTATTGGATTCAATACTACCGTTAAAAATTGATGGTTGTTCAGACTCAGAATTTAAACTTAATGATTGCATTATTATAACAATATAAAGATTTTCAATATATATGGTACAGTAATTATTAGTTTAGATGGTAGGTAAGTTTAAAAAAATGAATAGAATATATACATAAGTACTTATATATAATAAGTGTTCCATTTCCAATATATTAATATGGATCGCAAAGTAGACAGTACTGAGTATGAAAATAATAAAATAGAAATTGAATATAGTAAACTTAAAATGGATGATGAATGTAATGTAATATTCAATAAACGTAAAATAAAAATCAACAACGAAATTGTAAATATTATTCGCAATGAAGATCCTCCATCTTATTTATTTTGGGATTTCATACATAATTTAAATTTTGCAATCGGTGATGAAGATGGAGAAGCAAGAGCATATTCAGCAATTCAAAATTTTGATAATGAACTTATAGAAAAAAAAATAATAATTGGTATTATGCATCTTGTGTATGATTTTATAGATATGCATGATATTAATACCGGGTATGTCGATATATTTGATTATGTTGTTGAATTTATATTGATGGGTGAGGAATATTATTCAAATATGTTGATAAATTATAACGGTTTAGTTGGTATTCATTTCAGAATAATATCAAGAAATTATCCGTGGAAAAAAATAATTGTTCCAATATTGATTAAATACCTAAAATACTCAAAACAATCAATTAATTAACAATCATTTTCGCAGTCATCCGCCCAATTAAGAATAGGAAGGTTAGAATTATATTCTGCAATATAATCAGTAGCAGATTCGCATTTATCACCGGCAACAACAGATTCACTTTTATCATCCGTAGCAGATTCGCATTTATCATCGGCAACAACAGATTCACTTTTATCATCCGTAGCAGATTCGCATTTATCACCTTTGAGTATATCAGAGTATGTTAGAATTTTAATTGGTGAATCTTTATCTGATTTAGTTTTTAATTTTTTATTATTTTCTTTTTTGGTATTTTTTCCTGATTCATTATCAAAACTATCAAACTCTGTATCGGAAAGAAGATCATTAAGATCTTTATACGGAGTCGGATGTGGATCTTTTACTTCATACCGACCATTAATATATTGAATGGACATTTTACTTCCTACATTCAATACTTGTGCAATCATAGCCCCGCTAACATAAAGAGCGAGCTCGTGCTGTCGAACGTTTGCTATATGAATAAGAAAAGCTGAAGGATCTGACTTGGAAAGAAATCTAACCGTTGAAGAGAGAAAGAGCTCATCTGGCGTTACTGGGATTACACGAGCTAAAAGATTTTCTAAATTACGACAAGCTGTTTCGTTTTTTCGAATTCCTCTAATAAAAGGGTCATTCTGTAGTTGGTTATAAGTATTTCGAAGTGTCTTGAATACATTCCTTATGCGCTGGTCTGGATTTTTGTACATACGCAATCGATTATTTTCTCCCCGGTTTCGCATACGCGATTCTCTGATAGATGATTTGGCTGACATATATACTATTTAAAGTAATTATATTATATGCGTATTTTGAGTCTATTGTATATTATATTATTATTTTTAGATTTAAATGAATATAAAGAGACATAGCATAGTCTAAAAAAAACTTGTTTGGGATATATTTCAAGTATTTTAGTATATTATAATTATTTCCGGTATTGTATGTTTTTTTGTAATTTATCCTGTTCTATTCTACTTACATAAAATCCTATTTTACTTTTTTCTATACCTGATTTTATTTTTTTTTTCTACTGCGACTTGCTGACTTGCGCTTTGTTGGCTTACGACTTGCCGGCTTACGACTTGCCGACTTACGACTTGCCGACTTACGACTTGCCGACTTACGCTTTTTCTTGACAGCCCCACCTTCTACCCCACACCCCCCTCGGCGAGATGGCCTGCGCTTTGCTGGCTTGTGACTTGCTGGCCTGCGCT